TTTGATTAAACCACTTGTACAGGTCAGTGACTACACCTACTACTGCGCCTATGATAGCTCCTAAAATCTTAAATGCTTCTCCTATCACAGATCCCACTTCTATTATAGTTTGTTTTAGCCAATCAAAGCCGCCCCCTAGATCATTTACTGTACTCCACGTGTCAGACAAGGCATTCCAAAGTTCACTGAATGGCTGCATGAGATCTTGTACAGCTTCAAATAATCCACCGAATGCTATTTCTAATCCTGCTACTACACTGTTTACTATTCCAAATAAGAAATTAAATGCTTCATCAACGACGTCAATTACACCTTTGAAATCTTCAAATTTCATGCTGACGCCTTCTAGGGCCTTGCCAATTCTTTCTACTACAGGCCCAAAAATCAATTGCATTCCTAGACCGACCTTTTCAAACAGTGCAGATACCACTGCCAGCACTGGTGGAAAAGTCTTCATGAATATATCTACGATAGGACGTATTCCTGCGTCTAGCGCCTGCAATGCCGGCACAAGCACTGCATTAGCAATGTCTGCTACTAGACCAACTGCACTAATCATTAGATCTAAAAATCCACTGTTAGCCAATATGTTTGTAAAAGTATTACTGAGACCAGACAACACTTCTTTCATTTTGTTCATTTTTTCATTGAACTTGTCTGTGTTGGCCGCGGCTTTTTTCTGTTCTTCTGTTCCTTCTTTGAGTGCGTTAGCATTTATCTGTTGAGTAGAAGCTAGTTTGTTTACAGTTCCAGCCAACTCTGCATTAGCAGCACCTGCGCTCTTTATACTCTGTAATTGTTTACCACCTTCTGACTTCATGAGATTGTTTAGAGAATTACGTTCTTCTAAGGTCACTGCCTCACCACGCTGCATTTTTTGATTCATTCTCTGCAGCATGGCCGCGCTCTGAGGCATCATGGCCATGAGCTTTTGATTTTCTTCTGTGGTAGCTGTACCAGTGGCCATGATGTCTTTGGCAAAATCTTGTAGACCATCCGGAAGTCCAGTTGTGACTGCAAGAAAACTTTTTCTCACGCCATCTCCAAGCCCAGACATCGACGCCTGGAACTGTGCATCTTTGGCCATTGTTGCCATTTGATCTTCTACCTGCTGACGACTTTTGCCTGTGGCTTTGGCCAGCAGATCCAATTCTTTCATGTAGCTTCTAGCACCCTGTGCTAGTTGTGCATTTGATTGCTTACCTTGCAGTCCTTGCAGTTTCATAAGATTACCATAACTGGCTAATCCTTGATTTATTTCTGCTGTGCTAAATCCCAATGCGTATAAGTCACTGCTGGTAGATCTCAACTGTTTAGACACCTTGGCAAAATTAGCAGCACCTCCTTCTGTGGTAGTTCCAAACGCTCCCATCGACTGACCATTTTTTGCAATCAGTGATCCAAATTCTTGTAGATTCATACCAGCAGTAGTAGCCGCTGCTGAAAATTGAGTTATGCTTCCTCCAAAACTAGATCCAGCAGCTGTGGCAGCACCATAAGCAGCTAACATTTTGTCAGCAGCGCCTGCTACTATCTTAAATATTGGTCCTAATTTTCCTATTACAGGAAGACCAGATAGCATACTTGCAGCATCCGAAGCATCGTCACCCATACGAGATAGTTGGTCAGCAGCACGTAATCCTTTTTCGGCTAGCTCTACCCCTTGTTTTACTACACCGGCCAAGGCTCCTGCAACTAATCCAGCTCCACCGGCTACTTTTCCAAGACCTCCAGCTACTAGACCTGCTGCCTTACCGACTCCGAATAGTGCCGATCCTGCCATAGAACCAGCTTTTCCAAATATGCCGCCGCCTCCTGCTCCACCGCCGCCTCCTGCTCCACCCCCGCCACCCCCGCTACCGCCGCCGCCTGCTCCACCCCCGCCACCCCCGCCGCGGCTACCTCTCATTACGGCCAGCAGTTCACGCAGCGTAGATTCAGAAGCGGCATTTTTAGCTTCTACTTGTCCAATTCCTGGAATGTCGATCATTACTGCGGCCATGGCTTATTTTTTTCCTGGTAAAATACGCATATAAATACTTGTGAGCATTATATATTTACCGGAGATAAAATGAACGAAATTCCTAACACGATGCAGCAAAAAAAGAATCCCCTGGCTGGGTTTTTTAGACAGCCTAAGATCTATGTGTCTTTGCCATCAAAAGGTAAATTCTATTCCCAAGGTGCATTAGATCGCAGTGAAAACGGGCAATATGCTGTATACGCTATGACTGCCAAAGATGAACTCATGTTTAAAACTCCTGATGCACTGCTGTCAGGACAAAGCACTGTGGAATTGATCAAGAGCTGTATACCTGCAATACTTGATCCTTGGAAAATGCCCAGTATCGACATTGACTTTGCTTTAATTGCCATACGCATAGCTACCTATGGTAACAAGATGGAAGTCAACACACAATGCCCGCATTGTAATGCTGATAACAACTATGACGTAGATCTATCTGCATGGTTCAGTGTATTTGATAATTTTGAATATAAAGAAGAAATCCATGCAGATCCTCTTCTTATACATGTGCGTCCTTATTCCTATAGTGAAATAACCAAGACCAGTATTAAGACTCTTGAGCAGCAGAGAATATTTGCCATTGTCAATGACGAGAACATGGGAGACGAAGAAAAATTAGAAAGATTTGGAAAAAGTTTTGTGAAGTTGACCGAACTAACTGTGGATTTGATTGCAGAATGTATCAGCCAAATAGATACTCCAGACGGACCAGTCACAGACAAACAAATGATAAATGAATTTATTCACAACTGCAACAAGGATCTCTTTGAAACAATTTCAAAACATGTTGTGTCAATGAAAGACCAGATTGAATTAAAATCTCATATTGTGTCGTGTAGTGAATGTACCAAAGAATTTACCATGCCAATAACCATGGATCAGGCAAATTTTTTCGCCGTAAAATCTCAAAATTAACCTTGCCGGAGATTTTACGGGAATCTGATAACTTAGACAAAGAGGCAAGGTCAATAAAAAAAGACTGTCTAAAACTCTGTTGGTATATGCGAGGACTATCTTATAATGAAGTCGTGAATATGAGTTGGGACGAACGCGAGATAATTGGAGAGATTGTTGCAGAAAATCTCGAAACAACTAAAAAATCAGGACTGCCTTTCTTTTAGAGTTTGTTATACATCTTTTTGATCATTGACATTTGTCTATTGTCTAAAGGCTGACCATTAATAATAGTTGCTAATATTTTTTTTGTGTCTCTAGGATCTAACATAGAAAACACAGATTGTGTTGTATCAGCAGACGGTGCTGAACTAGGAGCTGGTTCAGCAGGAGCAGTTTTAGCATATCCTTTTTTAAAACTGTCTACAAACCCGTCGTTTAAATCTCTGATTCTCATTTTACAAATACACTTGCCGTACCATTAGTAAGTGCAGATTCAAACATTCTGCGCTTGTGTATTTCCAGTCTTTGAGCAAATACTTCGTTAAGACTTTTTCCACGATGTACTAGACTCTTTGTTTCTGCGGCTGCTTTAATTGCTAGTTTGTCTGATGCTGTTCGTTGGAATCCTGGTTTAGCGAGTGCAGCATCTGCGGCGGCTTTAACGGCTGGGTCTTTTGCGGGTTTAGACAACTGTTGAGCCACGTTAGCAAATGCACCTTGTCCTGCTGGTGCTGTAGCTGCCGCATCCGCTGCCGGTGCCGCTGCATCCGCTGCTGGTGGGGTCGCTGCCGCTAGATTAGGATTACTAGGGTCCGCCTTGTTTGTGGCACTTACTGGTGCATTGGCCATGGTATTGGGAGGTTTGCCACCTGCTGCTGGATCTGCTGCTGCTTTTGGATCACCTGCTGGTGCCGCTGGATCTGCTGCTGCTTTTGGATCACCTGCCGCCGGTGTTGCCGCTGCGGGATCTGGTTCAGCTGGTGTCGATTGAATACTTTTCTTTAAAAGATCAAGTATGCGTGTTTTTCCTTCGTTATCTAATTTGTCAATGTTAGACTTGACCTGTGTATAGATTTTTTCTCCTGTCCGTGCTGCATCATCTGCTGCCGCAGCATCCGCTTTTGGATCACCTGCTGGTGCTGGTGCTGCTGCTTTTGGATCACCTGCTGGTGCTGGTGCTGCTGCTTTTGGATCACCTGCTGGTACTGGTGCTGCTGCTTTTGGATCACCTGCTGGTGCTGGTGCTGCGCCTCCTGCTCCGCCCGCCGCTGGCGCCGCTACTGGTGCTTCTGCTGGTGGTGTATATCCAGGTTTTCCTGCATTAGGATCTGGATCATCACCTACTACGGCTTTTCCAGATTGGTAACCTTTTTTCAATGCTGTGCCAGCACCGACTACTCCGCCTGCTATGGCTCCTATACCTCTAGCAGCACCGCCTACTAGCTTGCCTATCCCACGACCAATTGGACCTTCGTCCATCTGTGATTCTGTAATTATTTCATGAAGTCTCATATTATGCGGCCCTTAATTGTTGCTGAACATAGGTTAGTATTTCTTTTTTCTGTTTAGTATTTAACTGGTCTATCAGTTTATCTAATTCAGCGTCACTCATTGCTGCTGGCGCAGCAGCACCGGCTGCAGGTATTTTTAGATCAGTATAGACTTTTTTAACCACATCAGGATTTACTCCTGCATCAGCTAGGACTTTAGCCACGGCTTCGGAATCCATGGGCGATCCTGCTTTCTGCCAAGCTGAGTTAAGTTTGTCAGCAGTGACTTTGGTTGTTAAATTTTTTGCTTTGGTTTTTAGCCAGTCCATGGGACCTTCGGCCAATCTTCCTTCGCCGAGAAGATAGTTGTTGCGTGTGACAATTTTATTGAACACGAGATAGACCTGACCTTCTGACAATTTTTTCCCAGTGCGTTCAATTGAATTCTTCAATGTTCCGTATTTGGCATTGCCTTGTAGTTCAATAGCCTGCATTTTAAGTCGTTGTGTGGCATCAAAATATCCATTTGCCATTTGTGCAGCCTTGGCTCCTGTGACTACTTCTCCAGTGTTGAGCGTGAGTTGTGAATTAGGACTACCAATACCAGACGTGCCTTGAGGATTAGTGGCACTGGACATTTGCACGGCGCTCCTTTCTATCTTGTCAAGATAGCTCATTTCTTGATCAGTTGGTGCTTGACCGGCGGCTACTTTTGCAGCTAATTTATTAAGAGTGGGGGAAGACAATGGATTATCGGTTATGCCTGGATCAGCTTTACCTGTTGATAAAGGCCCAGCACCTGGCGGTGATGATACAGCTTTATTAGGATCGTTGGCTAGATCTGCTAGAGTCTTTGTGTCCATGGACTGGCCTTGAAGACCATCAAGCGTCTGCACCTTTTGTCCTGTGGCGCGGTCTATAACAGTTATTTTGTCCCCCGATCCAGAAAATTCAAACTTGTCTGGGGGATATTCTTTCTGTAGATCAGCGATCATTTTTTTGTCAGCATTCATAGCAGTGGTTGCGGCACTGGTATCACCTCCAGGTGGTGCGCCAGTATCTTTAAATGCTCCTGCTACCTTGTCAACAGCAGCGCCAGCAATTCCAGCTGCAAATTGACCAATAACAGCACCAGCTGCACCAGCTAATGCAGGTTTAATCGCTCCTTTAAATGCTTCTTTCCACGGCTTGCCTTGCAGTTTGGCTGCTGCAATAGCAACACCGCCTGCAACAATAGCACCAGTGATAGCCACGGCAGCAGTACCACCTCCAGGAAAGAAAGTAGCAATCAATGGTCCAGCCTTGCTCATTAGGCCGCCCAGCACACCACCAACTAGACTAAGCACCACTGCTTGAGCTTGTGGATTTTTCACCGCAGCTTTGACAATGGCCATTAGACCTGTCTTGGTTTCAGCTGGTGCTTCTAGCTGTTGTACTGCTGCACTGGCTTTGGCTTCAAATTCTGGATCAGGCACAGCCTTTGGATCAGGTTCAGGCAGTGCTTTTTCTAACTTGCCTAGAAAAGAATCTGGGATGATTTTATCAACAATCTTGCCCAACATAGTGCTATTGCCACCGGCTGTAACAGATTCTTTTTCTGCAGCTGCAAAGATCTGATTGATCTGATCTGGAGTAATGGCAGCTTCATTGAGATATTTTTGCCATGGTTTGAAGAATTCGTTGTCAATACGATCCCATTGCTCATTGAGAGCAGGGTCTCTCTTGAGATCCTCACTAATATAATATCTGATACTTGTCTTATCTAAATTATGTAATCGCATTGATATTCTCGTTTCTATGTTTTATTTATCGCATCAACGAGCTTGCGCTCGTTTGCGTTTTCGCTGATCGCTCAACGCATTTTCTTCTTTTAGTAGTTATCGACATTATAATTGCGAAGCAATTCAAGTATTATGCAGATTGTTCAGTCACACTTTGCCCAGGCCGGGCAAAGATAACAGCATTATGCGAGTTGCACAGTACACTCTAGCGTTACAGCATTACAGAGGCGGTCATCCGGTACCTCGAGCTGCGTCTTTATACGACGGCGGTGTATACATTTACGCTAACAAATGCACACACGTAGGGTATTTCTCCCTTCTTTTTGCCTTGTTTTTCTTTTCAAATAACCAAATCGCAGGTCTTAGTAGCGATCGTCATCCTTTCGGGTAGTGGTTAAGCACCTTTGCGGCAAGGTTTTCCATCCCTGTGTACACGTAGACCAGGTTTAGAGCGCACGAAATTAAGCCTGCGCTAGCCAAAAAACCGCTTTATTTTGCCTGAGATTGTTCTAGTAGACGCTGTCTAAGTATGTTTGAACCGCCGACTCTGACGTTTATAATGCCATTATAATAGTCATCAGTTTCTAAAACTCTGCGTTCAAACTGTTCTCTTGCCTCTAAATAACTGAGTTCTGCCTTGGATTTACAAAGGTAAAGTATTTCTCTTGTGAAGTTTTCCGGACCTAATGATTGGACGTCTGCGTTTAACCTATCCGATGAACCATAGTATTCGCGCCAATCGCTTTCTACTACACTTCTTCTTTTAAGTTTTTTGCCTTTGAGTGGGGGTTTAGTACGTTTGAATTGTGCTAATTTCTTGCCTATGTACTTCTGTCCGGATTGTAGATTCGTGATTATATAAACAAAGCCAATATAGCCTTCTGGTATTTCGTCTACGGGTTGATTTTGAAACGTCCATTGCACTCATTTAGTTAGTTTCGGAGGTCTGCCTAGTTGGCCTTTTCTGGATTTTTTACGTTCTAGTCTTTTTGCCTGTATTTCCATGCGCCTTGTTGATGCATGGTTGCGTATTTCTGATAGCCAATATCGTGCCTTGATGCCTGCTTCGTCTGAATTCTTGTATTCAAAACGATCCTGCCATTTAAAATATTCTTGAAAAGCAGCGATCATTAGATCGTGGCTGTCTGTGCTCACTCAATGATCTCCACATCATTGGAATAACTGGTGAATCCATTTTCTTTGATCACCTTCAGCACATGATTTACACGGCTGGTTAGATCATCTCTGTGTGAAATTAGGAATACATTCTTGTCACGCTCGCGGGTCATGCGTTTCAACACAGCGATACTAGATTCTACGCCTGAAGCATCCATGCCTGAATCAACTAATTCGTCTATGAACAAGAGGTTGATGCTGTGATACAGATTCTCCCATACATCACGGAAAGCCCAACTCAGAGAAAGTATTAATCTATTGCGTTCGCCGCGGCTCAAATTGTCAAAATCTAGATCCTGTCCTAGTTGAGTGATGATCACAGTGAGATCATTTTGGAATTCCACGGTGTGCGGTAGGCCAATCTTGTCCAGATAATAGGTCAGGCGTTGATTTAGGAATGCAAGATTCTGATCAATGATGCGTTTGCGCACAAACGAATCTTTGTTTGTGAGTAACTTGTGCAGAAACTCCTGATGGTCTTTAACACGCACCAGTTCGTTCATGTAGTTCCAGTCAATCTCCTGCACCGCAGTGGCCTTCAACTCGATGATCTGTTCATCATAGGGATTTTCATCTGCGGCTTTGATCTCGAGATCTTTTTCTAAGCTGATTAATGTGTTCTTGTGATTCAGTGCTTCTTCCAAGGTATCGTACTGTATCGTAGGACAATCGCCTAGAGCTCCTAGTTCGGTGAGTGCTAACTCATAGGCCGCGATATTTGCAGACTGTGAATCATATTCTGCACAGGCCGAGTCATGATCTTTGCGTTTTGCAGCCATAACTTCGTCGTGCTTGGCATCGTGGAACTCTTGTCCACAGGCATGACAGAGATGTCGTTCCAGAGTGGCTATTTCAGCTGCTAATCGATCACGAAGTTTTTCTTCTCTGCTTTGATCTAGTCTAGCACGATTCAATTGAGCAGTGACTTCGTTGATGTCTTTGCGCAGCTGATTATACACAGCCAGAGCCTTGTGTGCAGCTACTTCTTGTTCGATATCTATATGACTCAGATGATCGATGCTCTTGAGAATATTTTCAAGATTCTTTTCTTTGGCTTCTTCCCACATGTTCTGCTTGCGCTCTAAGGCAGTGATGCTCTGCTGTATGCGCTCGTTGCTGGCTTTGACAGTTTCTACACGAGTGTTCTCTGTGCTGATACTGTCTTTGGTCAGTTTGATCTGCTCTTTGAGAGCTTCTGCTTTTTCACTCAGCAGTGTAATACCCAACAACTGTTCAATGATAGCACGTTGTTCTGCAGCCTTCTGCGCCAAGAATGGTTCTGTGTAGGTGTTTAATGCCACAAGATGCTTGAACATGTCGTGGCTCATACAGAATCGTTCTTCGATGCTTTTCTGTGTTTCTCTGCTGTCGCCTTGCGATTCGTCTAGATCTGTGAGCTGCTGTTCTTCGCCATTGACACTGAATTTCAGTATGTTGGGCTTGCGACCACGTTCGATATGATATTCAACACCGTCTACATCAAAGGTCACAGTGACCAACATGCCCTTGCCGTTGATCTTGTTGACTAGATTATCACGTTTGATATTGGTCAGGGCCTGGCCATATATGCCGTAGCTGAGACCATTGATGATGGTGGTCTTGCCGGTGCCGTTTCTAGCACCTGAGTCGTCACCGCCTAGATCCAGGTTCTCACCTAAGACCAAAGTTAACTGACCCTTGTCAAAGTCTATGGCCTGGGTCTGTGCGCCCACACTCATGAAGTTACGAACTGTGAGATTCTTGATTTTAATCATAGGTCGTTGTATATCTCCAACAGCAGGCTCTTGTCAAAGGTATCGCTGTCAATGGCATTAATCTGATTCATCACTATGGTATCTACACTTTCAAAATTTATATCTATAGGAGTAGAATTTGCATCTACTTCTATTTTTTCGGGTATCAGCATCAGTTCTCTGAGATCATATTCAGGCATGAACTTTTCTTTGATGAAGTTGGCTTCTTCAAATGTGATAGGTAAATCAATGGTCACCCGGCAGTGCATCTTAGGACGCAGCAGTTTTTCTGGTGTGTCGATGATCTGACTCAGCTTGTAGGTCCTATATATAGGTTGATCCGGCCAAGATATGTATTCAGGTTTACCACCCCATTCTAGCATCATCATACCACGCTCGTCATCACCAGCATCTGCATAGTTGTGAGGAAATGCATTACCTATGTAAACAATGTTGTTGTTCTGTTGGCGTTTGTGAAAGTGACCCGAAAATACATAGTCTTGATGTTGGAAATGGCTGCGCTGTAATTGTCCGTGATCTGGCATCTGTACCATGGCATTCATGTAAAAACTAGGCAGTTCGAAATGACCAAAAATGTATCGGCTTTTGATCTTAGGAACATCTCGCCATTCATCACCTACCAGCCAAGGCAGTATGGTCACATCTTCCATGGTCAAGGGATCTTTGATAGCAATGATATTAGGAAACAGCCTCATGAATTCTATGCTGTTGATTTCACGTTTGTCTTTGTAGAACAGATCGTGATTGCCTAGTATAAAAAATACTTTTTCAAACGAAGCATTTAATCTTTCAAGATTGCTCACAGTATAGTTCATGGTACTGACATCAGTGGTGCTGCGATTATGATGCCAATCTCCGAGGAATATAGCAGTTTCACAGCCGTTGGCCTTAGCAGTATCGCAGAACCAATCCACAAACTGTTCGCAGTCAGTGTTGTGTGTTCTTGAACCACCCTTGAGACCAAAGTGTATGTCCGTGAAACAAGCGACTTTTTTAAATAGACTCATAGACTTATTATACCGCCTTTATGATGAAAGATCAATCCCAATCACTACCTGTGTTATCCACAGTGGTAGTGACTATGGCAGGACCGGGCACACTGCCGCCTGCGTTCTGTCTGGTCCATGAAGGATTCATGCCGTTCATTTCTAGAATGTCGTCTCGAATGTTTTGGTTGCGTTTTTCAATGTTGATGATTCGCACGAATGAATTAGTAACAGCAGCGGTATAATAAGCAAAAGGATTATCGGATTTGGATTCATCGAACTGTAGTCCTATCTGTGTTAATTGTAAGATGGCCTGCCCACGCATTTCGTCGTTGTAGGTATAGCCTCTGACATTGCCTCTAGTAGCATAGCGTTCACAGAGCTTGATAAACATGCGAGCTAGATCGTTGGTCATCTGACCGTGATCCTTAGAGAATTCACCGTGCTCGAGATCACCTTTCCAGTGGCTCTTGCCCACACAACTGATGTTGCCTTTGTCATCGAACTTCCAATGTTGGAATGGAGGAAAATTAACTTTGTCATGACTGTCCGCAGTGTTCTTCAGGGTCTTTTTGCGCCCCGGAGCCAACGGTATGTGTTCAAAGGTCATCACACGGAATATGAGATCTTCCTTGCGCATTTTTTTGTAATCTACTTCAAATTCTTTAGCAGGCAGTTTTTTACCTCCAGCTATCACTGCTGCTTCGTGCGCCTGTTTGCTGAGTCTCGTAGCGCAGTTTCGTTTGGCCTCTGCTATGGTTCTTATATTGATTTTAGCTAGATTAGGCACTATGAGATCATAGAATCCATATTCTGGTTTGATATAGGTGCAGTAGGTATTTTTGCTGAGGTGTATTTCTTTGAGTAGGTCTTTGTTGGTCAAGTACTTGATCTTGGGCACTGTCATTGATTATAATTCTCCGTGGTTAGTAATATAATAGCACATTTTTCTAATAATAAATAGTCTATAACAAGGAAATCTGTTCAAAATGGCGAGAAAAACCTATCCTGAAACCCCTGCAGAAGAAGCCGCAAGAATCAATGCTGCCAGCGGTGATCCCGAGGGTATCACTGCACAACAGGTGGCTAACAACCGCAAGCTCAATGAATCATTGACCGCATCATTTGGATTTGGCAACAGTTCCAGTGGTCCTCCGATAAATCCTTTCGCAAGTCTAGTAGCAGGAGTTTCTGCCGGAATACAAAGAACACAAGAAGCTGATGCGGCCCAGTTACCTGGAAATTTTGCGCAGGCCAAAGCCGAATTAGACGATAAAATTTCTAAAGCATCTGGAGAGATAGGGTCAGGCCTTAACGGATTTACCGGTAATGTAAAACAAGGAATCTCCCAGCTGCAGGCATCTTTAGGTGCCTCGGGTGCTGAAACAGGGCTTGGAGGATTTGCTGATGCTGCTAAAAGTAAATTAAGTGGTGCAATAGGTTCATTGCAATCAGCAGCAGGTTCAACTAGTAACATTGCGGCAGATATCTCCGGTACTATAAACAAATTAACAGGCGGCAGCCTTGCTGGTGGTCTGCTTAAAGCTGCAGGACAAATTAGTGCAGCAGCCGGTATGCTTAACAATATACTTAGCTTAAAGAGAGGAGCCAACCTTCCAAAGGGAGCAGATGTGTTTAGTAAAAACGGAGAACCAATAAAATTAAATGTTTCTTCGAAAAATGATTGGCGTGTAAGAATAGATTGTCAATGGAATATTTTTGATAGTCCTATCTTTGAAAGATTAAAACTCACAGGCGGAGTGGTATGGCCATATCTACCTAGTATCACAGTGGCTACCAAGGCAGAGTATACACCAATTAATACAACACACAATAATTACACCAACTATGCCTATAAAGGCAGCATGGTAGATGACATACAGATCTCTGGAGAGTTTTCGTGCGAAACAGCCAGCGATGCGGCATATTGGATAGCTGCTACTACCTTTTTCAAAACAGCAACTAAAATGTTTTTTGGTCAAGGAGAACTAGCAGGTAATCCTCCGATTATTTGTATCCTCAAAGGTTATGGAGCCAGTGTGTTTAACAATACACCAGTGATTATAAAAAGTTTTTCAGTAGACCTCAAGGATGATGTTAATTATGTTAAATGTGAGGAATTTGGATCTACTACATGGGTACCGGTCCTCAGCACAATTTCAGTAACAGTATCGCCAGTATATACCAGAGCTAGAATGCGCAAATTCAGTCTTCAAGATTATTCACGTGGTAGTCTTGCAGGAGAAAAAGGTCGAGTAGGATATATCTAATGGCAAAATATTCTAAAGCAAGTCCGTGGGCCAACACCCAACAAAATAATTTTTATCTGGAACTGTTAGATATTCGTCCAGTACCTTCTGAAGCAGACGATGTCAGATATGTGATTGAAAATCAATATCGTAACAGACCGGATTTATTAGCCTATGATCTTTACGGGGATCCTAAATTATGGTGGGTGTTTGTGCAAAGAAATATGTCAGTGATAAAAGATCCCATCTATGATTTCAAACCAGGCACAGCCATATATCTGCCTAAGAAAAGTAATCTATCAAAGTTTCTAGGAGTGTGATATGGCTTTAAGAGAACTAGGAAGAATTTTAGACATTAAAAAACCAGACGGAACTTCAGTGATCCCGTTTGATACTGCTGCAGGTTTTAATATAAATTCAGTGTTTCGCACCACAGAAAATTTGATTGCCAGAGCTACTAATCCTATTCAGGACGGCAAAAGCAGTATAGCGGCTGATCCAAAAAAATTATCTTCAGCTGCGACAAAAAATTTACCATCTTTAACTCCTAATCCTATGGAAGAGTTTGCCACCAGTACAATATTATGGACGCTAGCCGCATTGACTCCTCAGCAGTTTAATGATCCAGCGTCATATAGAAATAGTACCAGTGAACTAAAAAATGTTGTGTTTAGTTCCGGTGGAAGATTTGACGATCAACGTGTGAATACTTTATTCGGAGCTCCGGAATATTTTATTAATAATTTTGTTATGAACAGCGTTATCGGAGCCAATGAAAAAACTGGAAATAGTAATGCCATAAAATTTAGTTTTGAAATTATAGAGCCTCAGTCTATGGGACTGCTGTTACAGAGCATGCAGAATGCTGCAATAAAAGCCGGATATCTCAGTTACCTTGACAACTGTCCGTATGTTCTAAGAATGGATATCAAAGGGTTCGACGAACTCGGAGTACCTATAAGTTCAATCAAACCAAAATTCTTTGTGATGAAGTTGGTTTCTATGAAATTTACAGTAACTGAAGCGGGCTCTAATTATAAAGTAGAAGGCATTCCGTACAATCATCAGGCATTTTCAGATGCTATTAATACAACCTATAACGATTTAAAAATAGCCGGAGATATTAAAGGACAAGGTATAGTAGCTGAAGTTTTACAGACCAGTCCAGACGGGTTGACAGCGGTATTAAACCGTAACGAACAAAAATTAAAAGAAACAGAGCGTATTGTTTATCCTGACAGATATGTTATACAATTCCCTCAAACCAGCAGCACTTGGTATTCTTCTGCAGGAAAAAAAGAAAAGAGAAATTCAGCTACAGTAGATCCTGTCGAAGAAGAAAACGAGGGAGACATCGAGTTGTTTGGTTCTGGAGTTAGTGTAGAAGCAGATGTGTCAAACTTGCCGATTAATGAAATAGGAAGATCTAGCCTTGGCTTCGATCAATTGAGAGGCGGTGCCAATATTTTTAAACGGGCCGGAGACAGTATAGATGAAAAAACGGGATTAGTGAAAAGAGATGGAATGACTATAGATCCCAAGCAACGAGCTTTTCAATTTGGTCAAGGGCAGTCGCTGACTTCTATTATTAATCAGATAGTATTAAGTTCTAAATATGCATTTAATGCCATTAACGAAAAACCTACTCCAGAAGGTTATATCAAATGGTTTAAACTAGATGCACAGATAGAACTTTTAGAATATGACCCGTTGATAGGAGATTATGCTAAAAAAATTACTTATAGAGTAGTGCCCTACTTTATACATCAATCTATATTTGCTAATCCTAGTTCTGCTCCTGTGGGATATTATGAATTGATGAAATCAGTGGTTAAGGAGTATCAATATATCTATACTGGACAAAATGTTGACGTCACCCGATTTGATATAGAAATTAATAATTTATTTTACACAGGTGCCAATCCTTCATCAGAAAATAGCGGATCTAAAACTGCTAATCAGGATCAAAAGCCTGCAGAAAGAACTAATGCAACTACAGGAGTTGGCCAGGGTAACGCACCGGCTGCACAGGCGGCACAATTAGGTAGAGCGAGACCTAAACGAGATCCTAAACTGTTAAAGGGATACAAAGGTGGTAATTCTGATAAGACAGTAGAACAGAACATAGCAGAAACTTTTCAACAGGCCTTTCTCAGTGGCAACAGTGCTGATTTGGTTACTGTAAATCTTGAAATACTAGGAGATCCTTACTGGCTTGTAGACAGTGGAATAGCTAATTATTTTTCAGACGCCCCATCACCTAACAGCCAAATTACCAACGACGGAACTATGAACTATGAAAGTGGTAATGTTTACATCTATCTAACATTTCGAACTCCGACCGACATTAATGAAACCACTGGATTGTATGATTTTTCACAGGCCGGTAAAGAAAGTCCGTTCGGCGGCATATACCGAGTTGTGATGTGTGAAAACACTTTTTCTGATGGACAATGGAAACAAAAACTTAAATGTATTAGGATGCCGGGGCCTCAAGGACCAGAAGTAACTGATGAAGACCGTTCGGGCACAGTAACTCCTACCGATGCTGGGGCTATAGATATTAAAGAACAAGAAGCTCCAAGTACTAGCCCCATAGATGATGGCAACCCTACTACACAACTAGCTTCTAACAACAGTTCGACATCAACAGAAAGCACAGTAGCAACTAGAACAACTTCTAACCAAGCACCGACTAGAACAGGTTTTAGATATTATAGAGATTTAGGACAAGGATAACAAATGGCAGAATTAGGTCGTCCCTCAGCTGAAGGAGAAGGAAAATCAGGAGGTCTTACTCAAGGCATATATCTTGCAAGGGTGATCAGTCATCTTGATCCAACTTTCATGGGATCGTTAGAAGTGACATTACTTAAAGATCAAAGTAATGACCCCGGAGATGACAGTCAATTACATATAGTAAAATATGCTCCGCCTTTCTTTGGTTACACAGGGTTTGAGTACATGGGCAAGAATGATGGTACTAGTTCTACCATCGAAGGATTCAATGATACACAGAAGAGCTACGGCATGTGGTTCGTTCCTCCAGATGTCGGTGTTAACGTTTTAGTACTTTTTGTAGATGGCGATCCTGGACAGGGCTATTGGTTTGCCTGTGTTCCTGGCCGTTATATTAATAACATGGTTCCGGCTATTGCAGGATCTAAAATAAATGCATTAGATGCAGAAGATAAAGCTAGGTACGGTAATACAAAACTGCCATTACCTGTAGCAGAAATAAACAAACGTATCAACGGTGAGAAGCAAGAAATAGATCCAGAAAAAATTCCTAGAGTTGTACATCCTATTGCCGATAGATTTTTAGAGCAAGGGTTACTAGAAGATGATGTTCGTGGAACAAGTTCGTCATCACCCAGAAGAGAACTACCAGGTATGGTGTTTGGTATCTCAACTCCCGGCCCAGTCGATCGCAGAACTAATGCTAAAAAAGCAGTGATAGGAAAAAAAGACAGCAAGTCTGCACCACTACCTATCAGCAGATTAGGTGGCACACAGCTAGTCATGGACGACGGCGATGATCGTTATCACAGAGAAAAAACAGCCGCAGAAGGTCCAGTGAAATATGTTGACCTTTTAGATCCAGAAGTTCAGCGTAGAATTTCACAGGGAGAAGCTACAGTTCCTTACAATGAATATTTTAGAGTGAGAACTAGAACTGGTCACCAGATACTTTTGCACAATTCAGAAGATCTAATCTACATAGGTAATGCTAGAGGCACTGCTTGGATCGAAATGACCAGCAATGGTAAAATAGATATCTATGCACAAGACAGTGTTAGCATACATACTGGCACTGATCTCAACATACGTGCCGACAGAGACATCAATTTTGAAGCTGGCCGCAACATGAATTTTAGAACAGAATCAGGCAAATGGCATGCAGAAATTGCCACCGATATGGAGTTTTTGATCAATAACGATGCCAAGCTCACCGTGGGAGCCAACTGTGATATCCTAGTAGGAGCCAAACTAAAGATATCAGCCAACAATGACATGGATATTGCTACCAACACAGAACTTAAGGTGTCAGCTACTGGTGATATTAGTGTAGGTTCTGCATCAGAGTTAAAGATGAACGGTACAAAAATTAATCTCAACGGACCCAACAATGCCGAGACTGCTGTGCCAGCAGACTTTGTAAGACCTTATGATCTCAGAGATAACGTAGCAACCAGCACCACTGCAGGCTGGGACAAGAGATATCAATCAGGAATAGTTAAGAGTTTTATGAAAAGGATTCCTATGCACGAACCTTGGCCTTTGCATGAACACCTGGCCCCTGCGCAACTAACTCCTGATAACACAGATAGGGACGCATAATATGGCAAATAAACTTTATAATCAAAAAACAGTAGCTAATAATACCGCTGTTACAACAGAAAAAAATCTAGGAGTTTTTTTGTACAAAGGATTTAGTAGTCAACAGAGTTCAAAAAATTACAAACTCTATGATATTGATCTAGTCAAGCAGGATTTGATTAATCATTTCTATATCCGCAAAGGAGAGAAATTAGAAAATCCAGATTTTGGTACAGTGATTTGGGATATGTTGTTTGAAAATTTTACCGAAGATGTCAAGCAGATTATCGCCAAAGACGTTGAAGCCATAATAAATTACGATCCAAGAATCTCAGTGAACACTGTGACTATAGACAGCACGGACCAAGGAATTCGCATACAGGCTGACATAGTGTACATTCCTTTCAATGTCAATGAACGCATGTCTTTTGATTTCGATAAAACTAATAATATCATAATATGACCACTTTATTTTATAATATAAATATTGGCATAGGGACTTTAAATGACCACTACAAGTAGACAAAATAATCTAATTCTAAACCAAGACTGGACTAGAATCTATCAGACATTTAGAAACGCTGATTTCAAAAGCTATGACTTTGAAAATCTGCGTAGGGTTATAATCACGTATCTTCGAGAAAATTATCCAGAAGATTTCAACGACTATATTGAGTCATCCGAATATCTAGCACTAATTGATGCTGTAGCATTTTTAGGCCAGAGTCTAGCATTTCGTATTGATCTAGCCAGCAGAGAAAATTTTATTGAGCTAGCTGAGACCAAAGAAAGCGTGTTGCGAATTGCTCGCATGTTGAGTTATAACGCCAAGAGAAACGTCGCTGCTAAAGGACTGTTAAAATTTACTTCAGTGACTACTACAGAAGATATTGTAGACAGTAACGGACGTAATCTTGCACAACAGATAGTCAGCTGGAATGATCCAACAAACACCAATTGGCTTGAGCAATTTATTTTAGTTTTAAATTCAGCAATGGCCGACAACACAGAATTTGGTCGTAGCCAAGGTTCAGCGACCATACAAGGTATACCTACAGAACAATATAGATTTAGAACTACTAGCACAGATGTGCCAATCTATTCTTTCAGCAAGACTGTGGCTGCTAGAGGCATGCTGTTTGAATTAGTTTCCACCGCATTTAAGAACAGTGAAAATATCTATGAAGAACCTCCGGTACCTGGCAATCAATTAGGATTTGTGTATAGAAATGACGGCACAGGACCTGCCAGTCCTAACACAGGATTTTTCTTAATGTTCAAACAAGGCACACTAGCCCTAGCTGATTTTGGTATAGGGGTGCCAACTCCTAACGAAAAAATTGCTATTGATACGGCCGACATCAACAACGACGATGTATGGTTATTTTCATTAAACAGTGCAGGAGCACAATTAGAAGAGTGGACTAAAGTTAGTACGCTGGTAGGTAATAATATTGCCTATAACAGCGTAGAACAAAACATCAGAAACATATATGCAGTTAACACCAAAGAAAATGACACAGTTGATCTAGTTTTTGCTGACGGAGTATATGGTAATCTACCACAAGGTTCTTTCAGAGTGTTTTATAGAACTAGTAACGGATTATCCTACACCATCAGTCCCAACGAACTTAGAGGAATCAATATTAGTATTAGTTATTTTAACAAATCAGGAGTAGAGCATACCTTAACAGTAGGACTGGCTCTTCAGTCTACAGTAGCAAACTCGGCTGCAACTGAAAGCATAGATTCGGTGAGAACCAATGCTCCTGCAGTTTATTATACGCAGAATCGTATGATCACTGCCGAAGATTATAATCTTGCACCATTAAGTAGCAGTCAAAATATAGTCAAGATAAAATCTATTAACAGAACATCTAGCGGGATTAGTAGAAATTTTGATATCATTGATGCATCTGGGAAATATTCTAGTATCAATGTATTTTGTAATGATGGATATATCTATAAACAAGAAAGTGAAGAAACTCTTGGATTTAGATTTAACAATAGAGTCGATGTAATTAATTTTCTTCGGCAAAGTGTAGAACCAAAATTTACAGACGCAGATGTTTATAATTTTTATTTTACAAAATTTGATCGTATTCTTTTCACAGATAATAACACGGTATGGCAAAGCGTCACTTCTACAACCCCTACCGGCTATTTCAAGAATGTGGTGGATAACTCACTGTTAAAAGTAGGTACGTATTCTACTTCTAGCTTGAAATATCTGCTCAGCGGAGCATTAATTAAATTTACAGCACCCGCCGGACTAGCATTTAAAAAAGGTAAATTAGTAGCTATTAACGCTCAAGATCCAGAGCAACGCGATAGGCTTTGGACTAAAGTAGTGTCTGTGGCAGGCGACGGTACTAATGCTGGTAGAGGTGTGCTGACCAACGGACTAGGGGCGGTAACATTTAGTGATGCTGTGCCTACAGGTGCAGTGGCAAATCGCATTGTGCCTAGATTTATTAATGATTTAGATGCTGCGTTAGAAACAGAAATAGTTAATCAATGCTCTCAGAATTTAAATTTTGGATTGAGATATGAATCGGTTTCGTCGACCTGGAAGATTGTTACCGCTACTAATATTAACTTAATCAGCGATTTTAGTCTAGGAAAATCGGGAGACGTAACTAACACAAATGCAGATAGTTCATGGTTAGTAGCCTTTGTTAAAGAAGCCGATAGATATGTAGTTAGAATAAGACGACTCAGTTATGTGTTTGGCAGTGTTATGCAGAATCGTTTTTATTTTGATACCAACGAAAAACGTTATAATGACCAATTGGGTGCTGTGGTAAAAGATCAGGTCAAGGTACTTGGGATCAATACCGACAGCGGGTTTATCACAGAATTACGGCAAGACGTGCCCTTTGAAATTAGCGACACTATTAAATTTGATGATGGATATGAAAGTACCACGGAAATAAAATTAAGTTTTCAAGACAGCGACGACGACGGAGTTATAGATAATCCAGATTCATTTGAACAGATAGTTGGCGCAGACACCGCGTTAAATTATTTGTTTTTTAAGGAAACTGTAGATCAATACGGCACAACTGATTATCAGTTAGTGGATAACTCGGATAATCTAATATTAATTCGAGAAAAAGAATCTGTGGTTGATTTCACTGATGCAACAACTTATCCTGACGGACAATTGATCTATTTTTATACCATCGACGAAGATGTTGTTAAAGCAGTGAACCGAAGCACCAATACATTTGATCTTGATAGATCATACAGAGCTAACATTGGTCGAAGAAATCTTAAATTTCAGTATATTCATAATGCCAGCGTGGATCGCAGAATAGATCCAAGCTCTAGCAATATCATTGATGTGTTTTTATTAACCAGATCCTATGATGAATCATATAGGATTTATCTTGCAGGCGGCACTGCAACTGCACCAGAACCTCCCAGCACAGACAGTTTAAGAACAACGTTTGGAGCTAACCTATCTGCGATTAAATCTATCAGTGACGAAATCATTTATCATACAGTAAAATATAAGGTGTTGTTTGGTTCAAAAGCAGATCCTAAACTACAGGCCATATTTAAAGTGGTTAAAAATCCTGGACAATCTATTAATGATAACGATCTTAAAGTTCGAGTTATCTCAGCAATAAACTCATTCTTCGACATCAGCAATTGGGATTTCGGTGATAGATTTTATATGGGTGAACTTACTACCTACATACTAAATTCTACAGCACCCGATATCAGTAACATAGTTATATGTCCTAAACAAAGTGGGCAATCATTCGGAAGCCTGTTTGAGATACAGAGCAGATCGGATGAAATTTTAATCAGTGGAGCCACAGTCACAGATGTTGAGATAGTCACCGCTATCACAGCAGCCGAAGTTGGTTCTGCTATAACCAGTGTGGTATCTACTACCTATTAATATGTCAGATAAATTTTTTCCTTTCAGTAAACTACCTATAAGAAAATCAGTAGAACTTCTACCTAAAGTTTTTCAAACTGAGGCTAACGACAAGTTTCTTGCAGGAGTAGTGGATCCGCTGGTCCAGCCAGGATTACTGGACAAAATCACAGGATATGTAGGTCGTAGATTTGGAAAAACCTATAACGGCAACGATCTATATCTAGATACAGATGCTACATTAAGAAGTGCTTATCAGTTAGAACCTGGAGTGATATATCGAAATCAGGATAAGATTGAAAATTTCTATGATTACATTGATTTTAAAAATCAATTAAAATTCTTTGGTAACACAGATGAACGTGACGACAAACTTACTAGCCAGGAGCACTATGCCTGGAATCCACCTATTGCCTGGGACAAGTTCATCAATTATCGCGAATATTATTGGGTGCCCAACGGTCCGCCTAGTGTACCAATATATGGACAAAGTGCTACAGTCAGCAGCACATATAAAGTAGTATTGAGTACAACTGCAAACAGTTTTGTGTTCACCCCAGATGCCTATACCAATAATCCTACTCTAACATTGTATCGAGGACAGACATATAAATTTAGAGTG